TAAGAACACTTCAGCCAGACAGCATGTCTCGTATGGAGCTAATGACTGTTCAGCACAAGGGTTATATCCCATAACTTCAGGATCAGAATACTGTGTTTCACCAAGTCTTCCGATTTTACGAGATAATTTTAAGTTAATCAAGCCATATGGTTCGCCTTTACCTTCATAACCATCCCAGAAATACTCATGTAAATCGGATATATTACTACACACAACCGAGTTATTTGACATCGCACGGTATGAAGGTATATTACCCAAATCCCATCTCTTGGCAAGTAGATACTCAATATCGTCAGGATCGCCTATGGCTATTTGTGCTGAACGTCTAACATTACCTGCGACAATGATGTGACCGATCACATTCATTATATCCAAAGCATCAATGGGTCTGAGCTTACGACCACTTCTCTTTTGAATAATTTCCGCAATCTTATTGATACCCCATACAAGATCCTCCGGTCCACTCGCCACACCGCCAAAACCTTTGATCGGTGCGCCTCTGCCTCTAATAGCTTGTGTTGAATACGTGAATGTACCTTTCTCCTCACTATCGCTCAGAAATGCAGACTTCAGTGTCTTGCCTAAAAGTCTAACCCAACCTTCTCTTGAATCGGGAACAATATAGTCTGCACCACCATTGTCAACTCTCGTGGGCGGTCTGAACCAATCCTTGACAGCAGGTATTTTATCCACATGCTCTCTTTGAATATTGAAACCAACTCCCGAGCCTAATGCAAGCATGTCCATAGCCCATGTGAATGGACGTATGGGATCATCAATCACCGTGAATGCACAATTTTGCAGAGATGCCAAGCCCAGTCGGCTCACTGTGTCTGTACCCAACTGCCACAAAAAGCGACCCGCCACTGAACATTTCAGACCGAGGAGGTACTCAGCCAAGCGATATTCTTCATCTTTTGTGAAACCACAACCCAACTGCTCATCGCAAGCATTAATCACACGTAAAACAGTATCTTGAAACTCCTCTATTGTTTCGTCATCAAGTGGTCTTGCATATGTTCGTTTGTAGGTTAAATACCCCACAGACGACCATGGTGTGTTTATTTTAGGTAACTCTTCTTTTGTCATTATTTTCCCTTTCTAAAGTACTTCAAAACTATCTTCCAATGGTTCTTCAACCATCCTGCCCTGTTCATGTTGATAAAACAAACCTCTCACAGGTCCGGTTTGTCCTGTCGTTCTTGCTTTAAGAACTGACATTTTAACTGTATTTCTTTCTTTCTCTGATGATGCGGCCATGTTTCTTGCGAATGCAACAACATCATAACTTATTTGCTTAATTGAACCTGAACCTTTGATATCATCAAGACTCGGCATTTTACCTTCTTCGAATGATTTACCACCACTCGCAGCTTTTCTCAAATGTGAAACCAAGCCTATCCAGACAGGATGCTTCTGAACTATTCTTGAAAGTTCATTCATCATCTTATCTTGAGCTTCATTCCCTGTAAGATCGGCAACACCTTCAGATACCAATATTGTTATATGATCGATGAAAATGTATTTACAACCCACCAGACTCATGTACTCTATTTTGTCAAGTATTGTACCGTCAGCAAAATTACCTTCGTGATTCAGTAACACAACTCGATTTTCACCGAACACACTGTCAAATCCAACTCTCAATTCTTCCAACGGTATTTCTTCAAATGCGGCATTCTTTGATATCGCCATACCTGCAAGCTTAGCACCTGTCTCTGCGGGTGTTTCTTCGAGAGATATGATACCAATTTTATCATTTGTCATTATCAAATCATTGAGCATGATTTCACGCATGAGTGTACTCTTGCCTGAACCTGTGCCCGATATGAATAAGACTATTTCATTTAATCTTTGTCCTTTAAGTTTTTTATTCACACTCGCCATACATTCCGGATAAGGGACTGCAGGTATTTTATCTCTCTTTTCAATGGCTTCCCAAATCTCTTCAGTGGAGATAATCCCTGAAGGTACATAAGATGCAGCATCAAAAATACACTGTAATAACCTGTTTCCTGAATGTTTCAAGAACACATCACATGGATCGTTCTCAGGCAATTTTACTATCTTTACTTTATCAATACCGATAATCTTAATAGCTTCTTCTGTAGCCTTCAGACCTGCGGCATCATTGTCAAAACATAAAATTACATCTTTAAACGTCCTGATCCAATCTCTATGCTCTATCAGCGATTTGGTCATCGTTGAGGAAGACAAGGAGACTACAGGATATATCTTTTGGTACTTATCGAAGCTGGCTTGAGCAACAACCAATGCATCCAGTTCACCTTCAGTTATGACAAGTCTCCTGCCTCCTGAAGGAAATTTATCTATACCGAACAAACCCGATGACTTATCAATCCAAGAAAATACTTTCGGAAGCTTTCTTATTTTGAAAGCTTTACCGGCATCGTATGGATAATAATGAGCATCAATCTCACCGTTCTCACCGTAAGAAACCCTGACATCAAAGAACTCAGCGACCGTCTTGGTGATTCCTCTCTCTTTGAAACCCCTTATCGGTAATTCTTTAATCTCATCAGGGGTCATTCTTTTAACATATTCTTGCTTAGCTTCCACGTATATCTCGCCCTCCACTTTAGGAAAAAACTTTTGACATGAAAAACAAAAAGATTTACCGTCATCGTATATCTGTCTTGCATCCGATGATCCGCAACCTTTATCCGGACAAGGCTGATTTTTTACAACTATTGTTCCCATTACTTATCATTCTTTGCAGCGTTAATGGTTGTCGCGGTAATAAGCAAAGTCAAACCGACAATAAGATAATCGGTCGGTGTGGTCATGCCCGCTTGCAGTATCAAGTAATTGGCTCTTCCTATCATATATAAGGCAAGAAACAAGATCAGTGCTATCGGAATTATTATAAGTCTATTCATTAAATTTTGTCCAGTTAATTGTTTTGTTCAAACGTTCTTTATGATTATCCGTTATACCCTCTTTAACCGACCAAGATATAGCTTCAATACGTGTGTTGTACCAACCTGTTGTGGTCGGTGCTTCGACGAGACACAAAGACCATGTTTCGCCGTACGCCAATGCGCCTTTAGCCTTATACTCCTCAATACATATAAAGTCAAATTCTTCACTGGGTCTTTCTTTAAACATTTCCAAAAGAAGTTTGGAAGAAGATTTATATTTCTTCCAATCAGATTCTTTCCCTTTATTCAACTTTCCTGTACCACGATACTGTTTCTTACCGAGATAAAACCTTTTCAGGAAATTATCTCGAATAACATAAATAAAACCCACAGACTCCTTCCCACCCATTTGAGTGGGAAATTGCCAATGACCGTTATTAAACTTTCTAATGATCGAGGGCACCACCAGCTTCGGTACTGTTATCTTGTTCATCATCTATACACCGCTCTCTCATACATCCATCCCTGAAGTAGGGACAATTATCTTCATAACAATCTAGTGTCATTGTATTATTACCTTAAATTTATTTTGTATTTCGACAGCAGCTATCTCATACGCTTTTGCTGCATCTTCCTCAATTTCAAAAAGTCCTAAGAATATTTTTATTTTGTTTTTCCAAATAGCAGCGACCCACTTATTTTGCTGCTTAGACCAAGAAACACCCTTAAATACACTTGAAGTACCTACTCTTTTAATTTTGTTATATGTATTTTCAGCTTGTGTTGCGAGTCTTAGGTTTTCAATACGGTTATCCGTCTTAATACGATTTATATGGTCTATTTGTAGACTGCTGTCATAAGCACCATTAAACAATATCCAGACAAGTTGATGTGTACCATACCGTTTCTTATCAACACCTATAGATTCATACCCTCGATTACCTCTTACACATCCTGCTTTTGCACCTGCCCTTATTCTGCCACTTGATATTTTCCAAAACAAGTGACCATCAGAATAGCTAAATAATGATTTCAAATCATCTTGTGTTATCATCCTATTAACTCCTTTGCCATAGGCCAATCGACAAAACTAAAGTAATCACCGACATCTCGCTGTAAATGAATCAATTTAGCATTCACCAGCATGTAATGGTGCCAGTCATCCCCATACGCTAAAACATATTCGCTAAGAACCACTTCTTGAAACTCTTCTTCAGTTTCACAATCAGCAAGTAGTTTTGTAGCTTTCACTTCTCCCACCTTAGGAATCCCAGGAATGTTGTCCGTGGAATCGCCCTTGAGTAATTGCTCATAGTAATGTCTCATTGCGTCCGCTTCTGAAACGTCGATCATTATCTCTTTATGCATTAGATAATGTTTTCCGGGTATACATTTTAAATCTTTATCGATTGAACACACTATATAATCTATGTCGAACATACGGCACTGTTCAGCCCATATTCTCAGCATATCATCAGCTTCTCTGTTGTGAGCTTCAATGGCAAGATCCTCCATCACCATCAATTTTCTCAACACAGGAACAAATAAGTTTTGATTATTCACATTCTTTCTTCGATTCGCCTTGTATTCGGAATACACCAAATCTCTGAAATTGCCGTCACCTTTAATCGCCATGAGATAATCATCACAGTAAATGGCATCCAACATTTTACTCAAATTGGTCTTCAAGTTCTCCCAAGAAGATTGAAGATAAACTTGATTCTCTTTGGTGCTGAAATCCAACGGTTTAACATTACCATCTTCATCCAGCTCTCGATACACAACACCATCTTTCGCCTTATCTTGCCACCGTGTCCTGCAAGCGCCGTAAGCAAGTACATCACCGTCAATCAATGCTATCATGCGGCCAACTCTAGTTTTCTATACTTTTTAATAATTTCTTTGATTTCTTCTTTGTTATGTGTAATTGCATTTTCTAAAGCTTTATTATAAACAGCTATTGCTGTTGATTTGTCATGGTATAGTCCTAAATATATAAGTTTTTGATCTTTAGTAATAGATGTTTGCCATTTCTTTGATACCTTATGCCAAGAAACTCCTCTAAAACCGCTTGTATTATTTACTCTTGGTTTTTCAGAAGACAACATAAGTAAATTATGGTTTCCTAATGATAAATTTTCAATCTTATCATTAAACTTATTATTATCATTATGTATTATTTCTAAATTTTCAAAAATGTGTCCAAAGTGCATTTCATATATAATCCTAGATCTAACCAAATGATATGTATCGAAATATACTGAACAACATCTTGTACTTTCACTAATATAGCCTGCTTCTTTCCCTATCTTATGTTTCCAAAGATTATTTTTCCAATATATTTTACCATCATCATATTGAAAAAGACAATTAAACATCTCTTGTTTAGATTTAAACTTTAACAACTCTTCATTAAATTTCTCTTTTGCTTTCATGTATTTAATCATTTTATTCTCCATTGAGTATTTTAAGTTTTTTGGACACTTCGATATATTTTTCGGTTCTCGCTTTTTTGCTGTCTATCCTCTCATCATTCACAAATATTGTCAGACCCTCTTCGTCCAACATTTCCGTTATCGCATATACATCATTCATTTCCAACACAAGCTCTTCAAAGTTTGTTGTCTTGTAAAGTTCAAATTGATGCTCCGGAGTGAATCTCAAACATTTACTGATGCACTGTTGTACTTCAGCTAACTCTTCCGCCAAACATATTAACAAATATTCTTTTTTATTCATGTTTCTTCCCAAAAAGATACGACAACAATTCTTCCATCCTCAACAGTTAAGCCTCTACTGCTTGTAGGCCATCTGCTGTGGAACAAAAGAGATTTATATAAGAAAAGGGAATTTCTCACCTCCGTATTGAACTCAACAACTTCAAAATCCCCCATTTCAGTAAATACCGTCACCTCTAAATCAGTTCTTTCTTTACCATGAGTGGGGGATGAGAGTATCGCTGTACCACTTTCATCATTAGTTTCAATATAATACACAGAGGCATAGGAAGGTTGCTTTCCCATTACAATATTGTCTGAATGAATTTTTATTCTGGCATCAACAGTGCTTGTATTAAGTCTTGCAAATGTTACTATTTCTTTTAAATTTAAACTGGTAACTTCTTTAATCTTATTTAAGATGGTATTTCCAACCATTCCAGGCACTCTTGAACAATATATGAAATCATTCTCTAATGGCTTATACTCACGACTTTTAAGATATTTTTCAAGTTGTAAGAACTCTTCTTCTTCAAATATATTTTCAATACGTAATGTTTCAATTTTATTTTCCATAAATTATTCTCGCGTAGATAGATTTTAACCGAGAACGTTCAACTTCATAACAACACCAAACATAATTTAAATTTAAAAATTTACCCTCTTTTATAATTTCATATTGTATTTCTGGATGAGATTTCTCCAATTTTCTTCTAAGCTTTTTTGCAGACCTTACACTTTTAAAGTTAAAGAGATCACTTTCTTCTTTGTGTACATAAAATATATTACCATCACATCTCTTGCCAATCAGTCTTATCATAACCCCTCAATGTATTTCATACCAATTATCACCGATCTTCGCTTCACCATCCATTATATTTACTCCGAACAATTTCGGACCATCTATAAATGCCTGTTTACCAATTTCCGCAGCCCTCTCAGCATGTTTTTCAGGAACCATAAAATCTTCTTCATCGTGCATAAAGATGCATGGGATGTATGGTATTCCTTCAGCGTCAAGCCTTTCCATTGTGAGCATAATTGCTGCGGTACACGTAACTTTCTCAAGAGATTGTAACAAATACACAAGAAGCTTATGAGTAGAATCGACATAAACGCAATTACCTGCAATAGAACGTATATAACCTTCTCCATCTTCCGATGTCCTCTCATATATTTTCTTTAAATCTCTTAATAAGTCTTCAAATCCTGGAACAGCCTTGGTAAATCCAGTTTTAAGTTTTCTACCTTTGTCTTGCTCATAAGTGTTGAAAATATATCCCCAAAGTTTACCACCACTCGCCCCAAATAAGAAAGCGTATAACACCCTTTTGGCCACCGATCTTGGTACCACATGATCAATTCTCATCCCCCTCAAAACTTTGGTCAGCGCATCTGCGTTGTATTGGTGGATGTCACCATTGAGAAGAGTCTCGGTGAATACAGGATCATTCAAATAATAAGCCAAGCCTCTGGCCTGATTACCTGAAGAATCGCACCCGACAAGCTTCCAACCTTCTTTACAAGTGAAAAGTTGACGCATCTCCTTTCCCCATTTAGAATCAACGCTGGGAACGTTGACGATGATGGAGTGACGACTACGCATTGAGGGAGTACCGATACCGAAACAATCCCCGTGCAGATTATCGTTTTCATCCACATTCTCCAACCATGTTTTTAAGATACTGAATCTCGATTTTGTGGTCATATAGTTTGTGTAAATCTTTCCGTCACCTCCGAGAAATTCAATACTGTCTTCGGTTATCTTCGGTGAAGTCTTCTTACGCTCTCGTGAATTTGGATCCAACTTAGTATTATATTCAGTTGGAACCCAACCATTCCTGAACAGAAAGATTTTCATATCATCGGTGGAGCTTAATTTCAACGGTAGAATTTCAACTCTGCTATATTCACCAACAATTTTTCGCTCTTCACCCTCAAAACCTGACCAAGGATCAATACCGAACCAATTGCTTGTGTGTATATCGTAACAACCTTGCTTTGTCCATTTGGGCTTTTTAGTAGGAAATTCTCCTTTACATTTATCTTTGGCGACAGTTTTTAAACCCAATCTCGCACTAAGAGCCTCAAATGCAAATTCCATTTCAGTTTCCAATGTTTGATAGAGTTCTTTTGCGGCTTTGACGTCAAACGGCCAACCGTGATAGTTAGCTTGGCTTGACCATTGAGCGGCCGCATGTTCAGCCTTAAGATAAGTCTTTATCAGAGGGTGTTTCTCGGCCAGCAATCTCAGCTCTTGAATTAAGATATTATATACTTTGACATTTAATGAGACATCTTGTTTACAATATATTAACATCTCCTCTGAGTATTCTGACCAATCTTCAAAGTCTATTTTGGGATATCCAAGATTCTCACCCCAAACTTTGAGACTGTGACCGAGTGTTCCGAAACGTTTGTAATTCAATACTTGAGACATAATCAAAGTATCGTGTATCGTACAACGTTTCGGTATTTTATAATCGAACAACTTTTCAAGAACAGGTATGTCG